TTTCTGAAAGTCCTATCTGCCCCGTAGTCCTACTTTCCGTCCTACTAACAAAATCAACAACTTACGTGCACGAAAAAGTAAAGAAAGTTTTTCTCCTAAGCAAACCAACCAGTATACCTCTCTTTACCCCCACCCCCTTCTTTTTATCCCCGCCTAGATCGCACCCCACCCCCCTCGCACACAGAAACACCCCCCGTCAAGGGACCCAAAGGGGGAGTTTGAATCCCTCAATTATAATTAAGTTGGCGTAAGTCCTTGATTTCATTACCCACGACACACCCAAAATGGGTACTAATACCATCAAATACCGTCAAATACCGACCAATGAAGGAAAAACAGGGTAAAAGAAGGAAAGAAAGAGGAAAAACGAGGGTTGCGCCTACTTAAACAATAACTTACACTCCGCCCATCGGTATAAACACCTGCGAAAATATATGCCTACTGTGCAAGTGGAGCCAACAAAGGACCATAAGGTCCCCTACGACCTGTCTGAAGAGAAGCCTAAAACTCTTCTGGAGGAGATGGCCGTCGCTGGCAATACGGCAGAACTTCAAGAATCATTAGGTGCATCCCTCGACATAACTGAAGGCGATGTAGAGCGGGAGAAAGAACTCTTGCGGGCTGTGGCGGAAGCCAAAAAGCCAAAAAACCTATCTAATCAGACCACAGCCTTCTCTGCTGCGGCATTTCTACGCACCTACGGTGCCCAACTTGCGATGGACGCGGCTCAAGCACGCGCTGCCATTACAAACAAGCTTATGGAGATCGCTGATTGTGGCGACCCAAGGTACGAGCTAAAAGCACTGGAGCTACTTGGTAAACATAGCGACATTGGGATTTTCACTGAGCGCAGTGAAGTAACAATAAACTATAAGAATCCGGAGGACTTGGAGAACGCTATCAAGAGCCGGGTTAAAAACTTGCTAAATGCTACCGTAGTAGAAACAGTGCCACTCGATGAGCAGTTGGGAATCCTCGAAGATGAAACTCAGGCCAGACTAGACGACGCTCTAGGTGTGCTTGAAGAGGATATTGAAGACGTAGACGTGGAGCCAGAAGATGAAGAACTCAGCGTCTCCGTTTGACGGGCTATCCCTCAAAGATATACCGTCGGTCTTGCCCCTGCTATCGCAGTCAGAACAAGAGAAGCTGCTTGCCGAGCTAGAGCACTTGGCGAAGCTTAAAAAGAAGACCAAGGCCCAGACTAAGTTTTTAGACTTCACAAACCAAGTGTGGCCCACTTTTATATCAGGAAGACACCATGCCAAGATGGCTGAAGCATTTGAGCGCGTTGCTAGTGGCAAGTGTAAGCGTCTTATTATTAACATGCCTCCGCGGCATACTAAATCTGAGTTTGCTAGTTATCTCTTGCCTGCATGGTTTCTGGGAAAGTACCCCCATAAGAAAGTTATCCAAACGTCACACACCGCCGAGCTAGCGGTAGGCTTTGGCCGTAAGGTGCGTAACCTCGTTGACCAAGAGGTATACCACGATATATTTCCAGACTTACATCTGTCTGCGGATTCAAAAGCAGCGGGTAGATGGAATACTAGTAAAGGTGGGGACTACTTTGCGATAGGTGTAGGCGGTGCGGTTACTGGTAAGGGTGCGGATTTGCTTATCATTGATGACCCGCACTCGGAACAAGAGGCGGCGCTTGCTGAAGTAAACCCAGACATTTACGATAAGACTTACGAGTGGTACACATCAGGTCCACGCCAGCGTCTACAACCGGGCGGGGCTATCGTCATAGTAATGACGCGGTGGTCGCTTAGAGATTTGACGGAGCGGGTGGTTAAATCCTCCGCGCAAAGAGGCGGAGAAGAGTGGGAAGTTATTGAGTTCCCTGCTATTTTACCTTCAGGTAACCCGCTGTGGCCTGAGTTCTGGCCGCCTACGGAGCTTCAAGCACTAAAAGAAGAACTGCCAAACAGTAAGTGGATGGCGCAGTACCAACAGCAGCCGACATCAGAACAGTCGGCTATTATTAAGCGCGAGTGGTGGAGAGAGTGGGAAGAGGAAGAGCCGCCCCCCGTGGACTTTGTATTGCAGTCTTGGGACACCGCGTTCGAGAAAACTAATAGGTCTGACTACTCAGCTTGTACAACATGGGGAGTGTTCTACCGCCCAGATGATGACGGGGTGAGCAGAGCCAACATAGTAATGCTAAACGCCTACCGGGAGCGGATGGAGTTCCCGATGTTGAAGAAGACGGCAATAGAACAGTATGAGGGCTGGGAACCAGATGCTTTAATCGTAGAGAAGAAGGCATCCGGGTCGCCGTTGATCTATGAGCTTAGGGCGATGGGCATACCTGTGCAGGAGTATACTCCGACAAGAGGCAACGATAAGATAAGCAGGCTGAATGCTGTGTCTGATTTATTTGCCTCCGGTATGGTCTGGGCACCTAACACGCACTGGGCTGAAGAAGTTATTGATGAGGTCGCAAGCTTCCCCGCAGGCGGCCATGATGACTATGTTGATTCCGTGTCTCTAGCGATGATGCGGTTCCGCAAAGGCGGCTTTATAAGATTACCCTCTGACGAAGAAGAAAGTGAGTCAATGTACAGACGGCGAAGCGGATATTACTAAAGGATAAGACGATGGCTATTGAGAAAGGTTTGTACGGGATGCCCGAAGGCATTGATGAAGAGTTGCTGGGCGAGCCAGATGCCGTAATCGAGATGGCTATTGCTACTGACGAGGATATGCCCGTCATGGTAGAGCTTGAAGACGGCAGCGTTGAGATTAGCTTTGGCGAAGAGAATGATGATATAAACTCGGCCCCTTTCGACGCGAACCTCGCTGAGTACCTAGAAGACAACCAGCTAGAAGAAATCTCTGGCGACCTGTGTGAAGCCGTGGAAGGTGACATGGCGGCTCGGCGTGATTGGGCAGACAGCTACGTTGCGGGTCTTGACGTGCTGGGCATGAAGTACGAAGAGCGTACCGAGCCTTGGGAAAACTCTTGTGGGGTATATAGTAACATTCTGGCGGAGTCTGCCATCCGGTTCCAAGCTGAGGCTATGAGCGAGACGTTCCCCGCTGCCGGCCCTGTAAAGACTAAGATTCTGGGTGAGGTCACCCAAGATAAAGAAGATGCTGCCTTACGCGTTAAGACAGATATGAATTACGAACTGACTGAAGTTATGGTAGAATACCGCCCCGAACATGAGCGGCTACTATATTCACTCGGTCTAGCCGGCTCAGCGTTCAAAAAGGTGTATTTTGACCCCAGTTTAGGGCGTCAGATTGCCTTATATATCCCTGCGGAAGACGTGATTGTGCCCTACGGTGCCTCTAATATTGAGTCCGCAGAGCGCGTTACGCACGTCATGCGCAAGACAAAGAACGAAATGGTTAAGCTACAGGCGGCGGGGTTCTATCGGGACGTAGAACTTGGCGACCCTGTGTCGTTTTTCTCTGACGTTGAAGAAGCTAAGGCTGAGCAGTCGGGCGTATCCCTGACCTCAGATGACCGTTACGCCGTGCTTGAAGTACATGCTGACCTGAATATTGACGGTGTGGATGGGGCGGACAACGAAGACTCGCTGCAAGTCGCAAAGCCTTACGTGGTAACGATAGAGAAGGGTACGGGAGAGATACTAGCTATCCGCCGTAACTGGAACCCTGACGACCCCTTGACACTAAAACGTCAACATTTCGTACATTATGCTTACGTCCCCGGATTTGGATTTTATGGACTCGGCCTCATTCATATCATTGGTGGCTACGCTAAAGCTGGCACTAGTATTATCCGTCAGCTCGTGGACGCTGGAACCCTATCTAATCTCCCCGGTGGTCTCAAATCTCGGGGACTACGAGTTAAGGGCGACGACACACCGATTGGTCCGGGCGAATTCCGTGATGTAGATGTGCCGTCCGGTTCTATCCGCGACAACATTATGCCGCTCCCTTATAAGGAGCCTAGCCAAACTCTTTTCGCCTTACTCAAGCAGATCACCGAAGAAGGGCGACGTTTGGGGGCGATCTCCGACATGAACATCTCCGACATGAGTGCTAACGCGCCTGTTGGAACTACCCTCGCTCTGCTAGAGCGTACTCTAAAGCCTATGGCTGCGGTGCAATCCCGTGTCCATTACTCGATGAAGCAGGAGTTTAAACTCCTCAGAGAAATCATCGCTGAGTATGCCCCAGAAGAGTATATGTACGTGCCTGATCGTGGCGAGCCTCGCGCTAGACAAGCCGACTACGCCACGGTGGAAGTTATCCCCGTCAGCGATCCTAATAGCAGCACGATGGCACAAAGAGTTGTGCAATATCAGACTGTTATGCAGATGGCGCAGGCCGCCCCACAAATCTACGACCTACCCCAGCTTCATCGCCAGATGATCGAGGTCTTGGGTATTAAGAACGCAGATAAGCTTGTACCTACTGAAGACGACATGAAGCCTACTGACCCAGTAGCGGAAAACATGAATGCTCTGGTGGGAGACCCGATCAAAGCGTTTATGTACCAAGACCATCAGGCGCATATAGCGACCCACCAAGCGTTTATGCAAGACCCAATGGTTATGCAAACTATTGGGCAGAATCCAATGGCGAACCAGATCATGGCGTCGCTACAGGCTCATATTGCAGAGCACACGGCCTTCATGTATCGCCAGCAGATAGAAGAGCGTATTGGTGCACCTCTGCCCGCGCCTAACGAAGAAATGCCAAGAGAGATGGAAGTACAGCTTGCCCAGCTACAGTCTAAGGCAGCTATCCAGCTTACTCAGGCACATCAGCAGCAGGCGGCACAGGCGCAAGCCCAGCAAAAAGCCCAAGACCCAATCATACAAATGCAGCAGCAAGAGCTACAGTTGAAGCAAGGCGAGCTACAGCGTAAATCTCAGAAAGATCAGGCCGATGCGCAGCTTGACGCAGCCCGATTGCAGCTCGATGCAGAAAAAGCTCAAACCACCGCTACTATTGAAGCTGCCCGTGTAGCGTCGCAAACAGATCAAGCTAATGCAAGACAAGACTTAGATGAAGCAAAAGCTATTTTGGATATGGCAAAAGCCGATAGAGGGGGCCAAAGGCCCCAATAAGGAGGTGATCCGTTGTCTACTACCGTCTTTGACGTGCTGAACGAAAAACTAACAGAGCTTCAAGGCTCTAGCGAAGATTTCCTGAAAAGTGGCGGAGCTAAAGACTTTGCTGAATATCGGGAGGTATGTGGCGTGATCCGAGGTCTGAACGCTGCATTAAGAGAGATCAACGACCTTTCGCGTAACTATATGGAAGACGATGATGACTGAGACAGTAACAGTTAGTGGAGTCGGCGCTGACGCGTCCGTAGCTCCAGCAATGACTGCATTAGAACTAAAGCGCAAAGAACGTATAGAAGTAGAAGCTATAGAAGAGGCAGAGCTAGAAGCCTCTATCCCTAAGCCAGTTGGCTACAGGGTACTTATTGCCTTGCCTAACGTCGAGGAGACCTTCGGGGAAAGCGGGCTTATTAAGGCAGAATCTACGCGTCGAGAGGAATATATCCTATCTACTGTTGGGTCTGTACTTGATATGGGTAATGAAGCCTATAGCGACAAAGAGCGTTTTCCTACTGGGCCTTGGTGCAAAGTAGGCGACCATGTGATGTTCCGAGCCAACACCGGCACGCGTTTTAAGGTGAACGGGCAGGAGTTTCGCTTAATGAATGACGACTCTATTGAGGCCGTCGTAGATGATCCGCGAGCAGTTTCGCGTGCATAAGGAATAGACCATGCCTAGACAAAATGTAGAATTTGAGTTTCCCGATCCCGATAAAGACGAAGTATCTCAAGAAGTTGAGGTTGATATTGTCGAAGAGGACGCGCCTCTTGAAGTAGAAGGTGCCGTGGGTCGAGAAGACATGAAGTCCGCCAAAGATACTATTAAGGCGGGTGAAGTAGAGATTGAGGTAGAAGACGACACACCCCCAGAAGATAGGGGCCGTAAACCGTCTGACCCACCTAAAGAAGTGACTGATGACGAGTTAGAAAATTACTCTGAAAAGGTTAAGACCCGTATAAAGCACTTCAGTAAGGGCTACCACGACGAACGCAGGGCTAAAGAAGAAGCTCAACGTGAGCGAGAAGCCTTAGAATCGTATGCTAAACAACTGGTTGACGAGAACCAAAAGCTTAAAGGTTCAGTAGATCAGAGCCACAATTCACTTATTCAGTCGGCTAAAAAGCAGGTTGAAGGTGAACTTGCGCTAGCTAAGACTCAATATAAGCAGGCTTACGATTCTGGGGAACCAGACGCTATCTTAGAAGCTCAGACCATGTTAAATGCGGCGCAAATCCGTATGGAGCGTGTTAACGGGCTAAAGCCTAGGAATGTAGAAAAAACTTCTTTACAATCAACGAGTAGTCCTGTAGAACAGGCACCAACGGCACCTCAACCGCAAGTAGAACGCGACGAAAAAGCTGAAACATGGCGCGATGATAACCCGTGGTTTGGCTCAGACGACGAAATGACTGCTTTTGCATTGGGACTGCACAACAAATTAACGAAAGACGGGGTTGACCCGCGATCAAGCGAATACTACGAGAAAATAAACTCTCGTATGCGAACAGTATTCCCCGATCAGTTTGATGATGGGATAGAAGACGAACCAGAAGTACAGGCCAAGCCTAAATCTAGCAACGTGGTTGCTCCCGCTTCGCGGAGCACAGCGCCTAACAAAATTAGGCTCACGCAATCACAAATAGCTATTGCGAAAAAGCTTGGAGTACCACTGGAAACCTACGCCAAACAGGCTGCTGAACTAATGAGGAAACAATAATGACTCAGAACCGACAAAATAGAGAGCTACAAACCCGTGAGAAAACTACCCGTAAAAAGGCGTGGAGTCGGCCAACAGTGTTGCCTGATCCTACACCCCAAGAGGGGTACAAGTTTCACTGGGTTCGCGTAAGCACTATGGGTCAGCCTGATTCCACTAATGTGTCCTCAAAATTACGTGAAGGATGGGAGCCAGTACGCGCAGAAGACCACCCCGAGATATTTAGCGACGCCGTTGACGACGTGCGTTTCAAAGATAATGTCATCGTCGGCGGACTAATGCTGTGTAAGGCCCCCCTAGAACTTGTCGAAGAGCGTACTGAGTACTATGACAATATGGCTCAGTCTCAGATGCGTTCAGTAGACAATAACTTAATGCGCGAAAATGATCCTCGTATGCCCCTGTTTAACGATAGGAAATCGAAGGTTACTTTCGGCAAAGGAAATTAAACTTAGGAGTTATATACAATGGCTTATCCAACAGTCAGTGCTCCCTACGGCTTTCAGCCAATTAACCGTGTAGACGGTATGCCTTATGCAGGTCAAACTCGCCTTATCCCTATTGCGAGCACCTACAACACGGCTATCTTTGCAGGTGATTTGGTAAAAATCGTAGCGGCAGGCACAATCGAGAAGTTTACTGGCACTACTACTGGTTCCCCTGCGGGTGTCTGTGTAGGTGTTCAGTACGTCAATTCATTGGGTCAGTTCACACCGGACCAGTATTACCCCGGCACTAGCGTCACAGAAGCTTTTGCTGTTGTAGTTGACGACCCACTAGCAGCGTTTAAAGTTGCTGTAACTGCTGCTAACAGCAGCATGTCTTCGGCGGCCCGCGCTGCTGTAGGCGCAAACATGTCTGTCTTAGTGGGTACAGGCGACACAGCTACTGGAAACTCTGGTGCATCAGTACTAGCGGGTTCAGAAGCTACAACAGCGGGTCTGGTTGTGCGAGTTATTGACACAATAGACGAAACTAAAACTGCTGCTGATACTTTTGTAGAGATTGTCGTAAAGATTAATCTGCATCAGTACAACAACACAACTGGCGTATAAGGAGACTAGCAGATGGCTATTTCAAGAGCGCAACTCCTTAAGGAGCTACTACCGGGTCTAAACGCCCTATTCGGCCTCGAATACGCTAAGTATGGTGACGAAGCTGCTGAAATCTTCGAGACTGAATCTTCGGATCGTTCTTTTGAAGAAGAAACTAAGTTGTCTGGTTTCAGTGCCGCACCTGTTAAAGGTGAAGGTTCTGCAATCGAGTATGACAATGCGCAAGAAGCGTGGACTGCTCGTTACACTCACGAGACCGTCGCAATGGGCTTCTCGCTCACTGAAGAAGCAATCGAAGATAACCTCTACGATTCACTCTCTTCACGTTATACAAAGGCACTTGCCCGCGCTATGGCGTACACTAAGCAAGTTAAGGGTGCTAGCATCC